AACGGATACCAAACAAGCTCACCTATGCGTGACTATGAGTTAGTCCACGCTATCCCAACTCCAGACAGAGCTAGAGCAGAACGTGTCGCACATAAGGCTGCTGCTATGTGTGGAGAAAGAAAAGGCGAGTGGTTTAAGATACCTAACTCAGAAGCTGTGACAATATTGCAACACATAAAGGAAGCTGAAGATGCAGACAGACAACAAAGAGAATCAACTGAATAAAGATATCAACCGTATGGTACGGACTCTGAATGCTAAGACACTATCTAAGAATAGACGTAAACAAATAGAGGAGGACATTGCATACAAGCAGAAGAAACTACAAGATCATATGGGTGTAAGGAGAGCTAATAACCATGATTGATGTAACACTTATAGATAGCATGGGCAGTGACCTTACTGTAGTGAACGCTGCTCGTGTTAGCTTTAACAAGAAGAGTGAGTGGGATGAGGACAACACACTTACAGTAAGTGACAGTAATCTTATATCATATCTTGCAATGCACAAACATATGTCACCCTTTGGACATTGCTTTGCTAGTTTCCATGTTAAGGCTCCTATCTTTGTAGCTAGGCAGCTAGTCAAGCATAAGTTTCTACGATGGAATGAAGTAAGCCGTAGGTATGTAGACTATGAGCCTGAGTTGTATGAGCCTAATGATTGGCGTGGACGTAGTGTTGACAAGAAGCAAGGCAGTGAAGGAAATGTTTATCCTGATGAAGACATTATTAGTTTTTACAAACACGCTTCACTACTTAGCTACAACCAGTTACTTGAAGCTGGAGTTGCACCAGAGCAAGCACGTATGGTGTTGCCACAAAGCACCATGACTGAGTGGTATTGGTCAGGTAGTCTTGACGCATTCTCAGATATGTGTAAACTTAGACGTGATTATGATGCACAGTATGAGTCACGCTTGGTGGCTAACTCAATTAGTATGGACATGAGCACACTATACCCTGCGTCATGGAAAGCATTACAGAGGTCTGATAAATGAGTGAACAGTATTGTACAACAAAAGGATTAGGGTGGGCATTCCTAACATGTATATTTTTTATACTAGGTGTGCCAGTATTAATGTGGTTAGCAATAGAGGGTTCAGATTGGTACGAGATATTTAAAATGATGAATCCCATTTAAGGAGAATGATATGGAACACGGAGAGTTAGCTTTACTTAGAACTTTGATGGACAAAGACTTCTATGACAGCAACAAGGGGATACACACACCAGACAAACTGTTTACTAAGGATGTACGTAAGGTCAAGCAGACTATAGACTACGCTATGAATCAGTTCGATAAGGACTTAAACTTCTCAGAGTTAGAGGGTTTGTTCTTTACTAGAGAGACACTTACTACAGCCAACAAAGATTCGTACAAGAGATTGTTTGATAAGCTGCGAGAAGAAAGACCTATGAACCAAGAGGTAGCCCAAGAGGTTATGTCTAATCTGTTTCAACAGGTAGTAGGTGAAGAGGTAGCTAACTTAGGTTTTGACTACGTTAATGGTGAGAAGAATACACTTGAGCCACTGCGTAACATACTGACTGACTATCAAGATAACTTCATGCCCAACTTAAAAGTTGATTGGGGTGACATATCTATTGACAATCTACTGGTAGCTAATGAGATACAGTGTAAGTGGCAGTTCAACATACCGTCACTACAGCGTAAGGTAGAGGGTATATCAGGTGGGCATCTAGTCTTAGTAGGTGCTAGACCTAACACAGGTAAGACATCCTTCCATGCTTCTATGATTGCATCTGAGCGTGGCTTTGCTAGGCAGGGTGCTAAGTGTATCGTGCTGTGTAACGAAGAGGACTACACTCGTGTTGGTGCTAGGTATCTCAGTGCTGCATCTAACATGCCTATGGAAGAGATCAAGGACAACTATGCCCTAGCATCCACAAGGTATAAGCCAGTGTATGACAACATACGTATCGTTGATAGCACAGGTAAGGATATGGTGTGGGTTGAGGCAGTAGTTAAGAACCACAAGCCTGACATCGTAGTGCTAGATATGGGTGACAAGTTTGCTAACAAGACAGGTGCAGACTCCCATGTGTATCTCAAGGATGCAGCAATACACGCTAGGAATATTGCCAAGCAGTATGACTGTGCAGTAATCTGGATGTCTCAGCTATCAGCAGAGGCAGAAGGTAAGATATATGTAGATCAGTCTATGCTTGAAGGTAGTAAGACAGGTAAGGCTGCTGAGTGTGACCTGATGGTTTTGATATCTAAGAACCCACAAGTAGAGGGTGAGTATGAGTCAGACACACAGCGACACTTGAACGTAGCAAAGAATAAACTAAAGGGTGGATGGCATGGGGTTGTCCACTGTCAGTTAGATGGAGAGAGAGCAAGGTACTCAGCATGAGAAGAGTCTTAGATGTAGAGAACTCTATAACTCTACGAGATGGTAAGATATTCAATGATCCGTATGAACCTGCCAATACGCTTACTGAGGTGGGTGTACTGTGCTTAGATACAGGAGAGAAGAGACTACTACCGTTTGACCACAAGGAAGCAACAGAACAACACAAGTCCAACGCCTGTGTCTTACAGAGGATGCTAAACAACACAACTTTACTGATAGGACACAACCTACAGTATGACCTAGCCTGGCTATGGGCTAACGACTTTAAGTATGATGGTGACATATATGACACAATGCTTGCAGAATATTTACTTTTACGTGGACAGAAGCAACCACTTAGTTTAGAGCAGTGTGCTATTAGACGAGAGCTACAGTATCAGAAAGATGATACACTCAAGACGTACTACAAGAAAGGATACAACACCAATGAGATACCACTTGATGAACTCAGTCATTATCTTGACCTTGACTTGCTTACCACTGGCGAGTTGTACAAAGCAACAGAGGCTGACTTTTCAACCCCATCCTCCGCTTCCTTACGAGCAGTCAAGGACGTTACGTTTAGAACCTGCAAAGTCCTCACAAGAATGTCAATGGCAGGAATCAGGGTGGATAGAGATGCCCTCGAACACGTCCGTACTACATTCGAGCGAGAGCGCAAAGAAATACTTGATAGACTGCAAGCCACAACAAGGGAACTGATGGGTGGCACACCTATTAATCTTAACTCTCCAGAGCAGATGTCGTGGGTAATCTTTAGTATCAAACCTAACAACAAGAAAGAGTGGGTAGATATCTTTGATTATGTAGATGACAAAGGTTTTAGAGATGCAGTAAGAAAAAATAGTAAGATGTTATTTAAGACAGTGGCTTCTACCTGCCCCAAATGTAGTGGGTATGGGAGAGTACACAAGAAAAGAAAGGATGGTACACTCTACAAAATACCAAACAAATGTACAGACTGTGATGGTAGAGGTTTCTTACTCACAGCAACAAACGAAATGGCAGGGCTTGGTTTCTTTCCACCAAGTAAGAAGTGGGTCAGTGCCAATGGCTTCGGTGTAGGTAAGACAAACTTAGATGCACTCATAGCCACAGCTAAAAACAACAATATGGAGAAAGCAATTGGATTTTTACAAGACGTCAAGAGGCTTAGTGCTATTAGTAGTTATCTTAGTAGCTTTGTGGATGGCATTATCACCAACTGCAAAAGAAGTAGCAAACTACACATCAACCTTACCCAGCATATCACCAGTACAGGTAGATTCTCTGGACGAAACCCCAACATGCAAAACATGCCAAGAGGAGGAACCTTCCCAATAAAACGTGTGTTCATCTCAAGGTGGGAGGGTGGCAAAATAATTGAGGCCGACTTTGCCCAGTTAGAGTTCAGAACGGCTGCGTTCCTAGCACAAGATAAGACAGCTATGCAGGAGATTGATACAGGATTTGATGTACACTCCTACACGGCAAAGGTTATCAGTGATGCAGGGCAACCTACAGGTAGACAGGATGCAAAGGCACACACCTTCGCTCCTCTCTTCGGGGCTACAGGGTATGGCAGAAGCAAGGCAGAAGCTGCATACTACAAGCAGTTCGTAGAGAAGTACAAAGGCATAGCCAAGTGGCACAGTAGGTTGGGTGACGAGGCTGTTAGTGAAGGTAAGATAACTAATGTCAGTGGTAGGCAGTACGCTTTCCCTGATGTACATCGTAGAGAAAATGGCAGCGTGTCACACTTCACTATGATAAAGAACTATCCTGTGCAAGGCTTTGCTACAGGTGATGTCGTACCTGTTGTACTCATAGAGCTTGACCGTTTGCTTGAGCCTATGCAGTCCTGTCTAGTCAACAGTGTTCACGACAGTATGGTAATTGACACACACCCTGACGAAATAGATGATGTGCTAGGCATAATAGACTTGTTGAACACTAATCTAAATGATATGATTAAGAAAGAATATGAAATAGAAATGAACGTACCTTTGTTATTAGAATCAAAGATAGGAGACAATTGGCTTGACACAAAAGACGTTTGATGGTATAACTCTAACTCTGAAACTTTTTACATATGAAAGGTAAAAATATGGAACAGAATGCAGTAGCATTAAAAGTAGAAAACATGAACTTAACAGACGCTATGGGGTTCTCTACCCCTGCAGTATCACAGTCATCTTTAAGTAGGATTACTGGTACAGTCATACAAGAAGTAGAAGATGGCAAGGTAGTACAAACACCTGTCTTCAAGATCACATCAGATGATGACTCCTACTTAGCTAGATCAGTAGAGGTACGTTTGTTTGCTGAACGTCAGAAGTGGCAGCAGTGGGATAGTGAAAACAAAACTATGCAGAAGTCAGTACTGTCTAACTCTTTAAACATAGACTTGAAAGATACACTTGGTACGTTCAATCTAGGTAGACCGTCAGGTTACATCAAAGACTTTCAAGCATTACCTAAAGATCAACAAGACTTGATACGCAGTGTTAACCGTGTCAAAGTTATGATGGGTATGGTTAAAGTAGTAGACCCTTTCTATGAAGGTGGTGGTACACCGTCCAACGTAGACGAAGAGTTTGCATTTGTAATGGATGTCAAGAACAGAGATAGCTTAAAGTTTATTGACGGTACAGTAGGTAAGCTAATCAAGAAAAAGATTTCACCTGCAGAGCACAGGATTACTTTGCTAGGTGAGACACGCACCTTGCCTAACGGCAACCCTTACATGGTAACTAACGCCTCACTTGGTGAGTTCGTTGGCTTGTCTGAAGGTGATAATGAAATACTACAGAACTTCTTGGACTACGTGGAGTCTAGTAACGAGTATGTTACTACCAAGTGGGCAGAAGGAAATGTAGAAACTATATCACAACAGGATCAGGACATAGTTACCAACATAGTTGATGTGGAGGATTTTGACCAGTGAATCACCCTGCTGAACTAGCACTACATAAGTATCTTAGAAGCTCCATTGAGGGCAAGTCTACTATGTCTCAGGATATTATAGATAAAATCAAAGATGATATTGGTGCTGCTCTCGACAAACAGTTTAATGCTGTTGAACAAAAGCGAGAGTTTAAACTGAGGATGTCCAATGTTGGGCGTCCGAAGTGTCAGCTATGGTTCGAGAAGAACAATCCCGATCATCAGGAGCCTCTGCCTACGTCATTTAAAATCAATATGATATATGGTGACATGGTAGAGGCTCTACTAAAAGGTTTGCTTAGAGCATCTGGAACAGAGTTTGGTGACAATGAAAAGGTAACACTGTCACTCAACGATAAGGATGAAGTCTCTGGTGAGTATGACATGTTGTTGGATGGCAAGATAGATGATGTCAAGTCAGCTAGTGCATGGTCATACGATAATAAGTTTGTTGACTTCTACACACTAGAGAAGGGTGACTCCTTTGGTTATGTACCACAGCTTGTAGGCTACGCTGCAGCAGCTAACAAAAAGGTTGGAGGTTGGTGGGTTGTCAACAAGAACAACGGTAGCTTCAAGTATGTCTCAGCAGCAGAGGTAGACAAGGATAGAGTGTTACAAAAGATAAAGGATGTACACACCTACCTTGATAGCAATGCACCGTTTGAGAGATGCTTCACAGACGAACCAGAGGTATACAGAGGTAAGGCTAGTGGTAACTACAAGCTACCCAAAGACTGCACCTTCTGTAACCACAAGCACAAATGCTGGCCTAAACTAAAGAGCCTACCATCCAAGGTATACAGTGGCAGGAAAGAGCCACCTATCGTACACTACACAAAACTAAGAGGTGAATATATATGACTACAATAACAATCAACGACAAAGATTATGAAACAGATGCTATGTCTGATAAAGATAAAGGCGTAGTACAACTGCTTCAGCAGAACCTAGTATCTGTTAATATGCTAGAGCACTGGCTACAGTGTGTTAGATTTGTAGGAGAGATGAAGACACGAGAACTAGAGAAGTCTCTAAACGAAGAGACAGAAATGGTTCGTGCTCGTAACGAAGAAGGACACTATATAGCAGATGACCCAGATACCCCAGAGAATGAAGCATGGGTTGAAAAGCCCAAAGAAAAGAAGGAGTAACTTTAGAAGGTATCGCAGTGGCTTAGAGAAAGAGGTTGCTGCGTACCTAAAAGATAACCAGAAACAAGTCAGGTATGAATGTTTAAAGATAGAGTGGGAAGACTTACGATATCGAACATACACGCCTGACTTTATTTTAGACAACGGTATCATAATAGAAACGAAAGGCATCTTTGATACAGAAGATAGACGTAAGCATCTAGCCATACGAGAACAACATCCAGAGCTAGACATACGGTTTATCTTTAGCAACAGCAAAGCAAAGCTGTACAAGGGTGCTAAGTCACGATACTGTGAGTGGTGTGATAAGTATGAGTTCCAATGGGATCATCGTGTTATACCTGAAGCGTGGTTAAAAGAGAAGGGCAGACCTACAAAGTTAAAACTTATTCCTTTTAAAGGAGAAAGAAAGTGCCATGACTAAGTATAAAAT